ATCGACCAGGCCGCGATCTGACCAACCACCGGCAGCGAGAGCAGGTCGGAGATCACCTGGAAGGCGTCTCGCATCGTGGAGATGAAGGTCCCGATGATCCCGGTATCGGCCAGGACCGCGAAGAACTCCGCCCCGGTGACGACCAGGTCGGTGAACACCGGCCCGAGTCCGGCAAAGGCACGGGACATGTCCGCGACGGCCGGAAGTACCCGCAGCCGTAGAGCCCGAACGAACTCGACCAGCGACTGGGAGTTGGACACCAGGCCCTGGCCGAGAAGCCGGAACATGTCGCCGAACAGGCGATTGACTTCCTGGGCCACTTCGCGGGAGCGGTCGAGGTAGTCCGCGATCCGGTTCCGCCCTTCGGTGCTCCGGGTGAAGTCCCTCCAGCGCTCAGTGAGCCCCTCGATCCGGCTCCACAGGTTCTCCGCGTCCCTCGACGCGATCCGGAACATCTCCGACAGGGCCTGCCGGGTGTTGGACGTGATCCGGCCCAACTGCTGGAGGAACTCGCCTTGGCGACGGAACCAGTCCGCGAGCTCACCCGAGGCCTGCGCCAGTCTCAACGACTCGGCCCAGCCTTGAGCAACGCTGGCCACGTAGCGGGCGAACTGCTCGGTCAGCGGAGACGCTGCCGACAGCACGGTGACCAGCGCGTCGGCGAGGAACGTGGTCGCCCGGCCGGTCTGTTCGAGAGTCCGGTTGTTACTGGCGAGGATGGTGCCGAACCGGGCCTGGAAGAACGGGTCCTCGCTCAGATCAGCCAGTCCGTCGGCCGCATCACGAAGGACCCGGCCGGTCTGGACCATCTCGGAGTTGAACCGCGGCAGCAGGGCCGATACGGCTCGATCGATATCGTCGTTCAACGGCTCCAAGAGGACGGCCTGGATGTTCTCCGCGACCCCCCGGAGGGTCTCTTTGGTCTCCTCCCACCGCTCCTTGTACTTCACCAGCAGGTCTGTCTCAGCCTTGAGAGCGGCGGTAAGGACCCCCACCCCCTGAGCCAGTGCGGTGAACCCCGTCGCGCCCACCGCCACGGCGGCGGCAAAAGCCGGACCTATCGGTGCGAGCAACGAGACCAGTTCGCCGGCGAAGGCAGCTACGATCTTGGCCAGTCCGGCCGCCACCGGTGCGAAAGCGGCTACAAAGAACGGCAGGATCGGAAATCGGCGGATCTCCAGTGCCAGTTCATGACCGAAGGCCCGGCCGAATCGCCGGCCGGCGCCCCGGCCCGCAGCAGCGAACGGTGCTGCTGCTCGATCAACGATCGCCTGGATCCGCTTGAATGAGGCGGCGACCTCCTTCTCCGAATCGCGAATCCCCCGCTGCCGCTCCTTGTAGAACCGGAAGATCGTCCGGGAGACCCGTTCGCCCTCCCTCTCCAGAGCCTTGGCCTGCGTGATGGTCGTCTTGATCTCCGCGATCGCGGCTGCACGTCGCTCTTTCTCGTTCGTCAGCCGCAGCCGGTTCCGCTCGGACTCGAACTTCACGTCCAACTTCAGCGCCTCGGCGTGCGCCCTATTGATCTCCCGGATCCGGGCCTGAGTCTCGCGTCTGATCGAATTGGAGATGAGGCGGGTGCGCTGACGCTCCACCCGCTCCTGATCCTTGAGGGCGTCGGCGTGTGCCTTGGCCCGCTGCTTCTTCAGCGCGTCCAGAGCGCGCTGCTCCATCTGAATCCGTCGGGTCTGGGCTCGCTCCCGAAGGACCTCCTCGCGCCGGATGAACGCGGCCTCATTCTTCAGCGCATTGGTCTGAAGACGGTTGATCTCCCGTTGGAGGCGGACCCGCTCGACGGTCAGATGCCTCGACGTCCGGGAGGACACCGTCCGGAACCCGCGGTCGAGAGCCTCGCCCAGGCCCGTTTGAAGCTCGTTCCCCGCACTGCGCGAGAACCGCTGCCCGAACCGCTCGCCCAACCTCTGACCGGACCGGTCGACATCTCGCCTGGATTGCTCGACCCCGCGATCGAACCCGCGCTTGATGTCGTCTCTGACGCCTTGGGTGAGAGCCCTGACTACGACGAATGCGGTACCGACGATGTTCTCGGCCACTCAGGACCCCCTTCCGCGCGTCGAGGATGGGCAAGAGGTGTCAACGCAACGGAAGGTCAAGCCCGAGTGTACCCAGCTCACCCGAGCGGTTGCTCCCTGAAGTCGGGAGGCAAAAGGGTGGTTCCGTCCCCGAACGGGTTCTCCCCCGGCTTGGAGACTGCGGTGCGGGTCGGAATTTGATGTTGCGTACTCGGGACCGAGACGTGTTCGACCGGCGGTGGCGACGGCCCGGCCACCTCCTGGCTCGCCTGAGCGATCAGTGAGCGGATCTTCTGCCGCTTCTCCCGGTCCGGATCCATCATGGCGTCCTCGAACAACGCCAGGGCGGTGACGTACATGTCCCGGCCGTTCAGGCGGCGGAGGTTGCCGCCTTTCTGGATGACGCGGCCTTGCGCCCAGACCCATTCGTTTCGGAGCCAGAGGAGGATCTCGGCTCCGAGTCGGTAGGGACCCCGCCCATGTACTCCTCTGCCAGACCCATGGCGATATCGTCCAGCTTCGTCATGCTGACGAAGTTCTTCGGATCGGCGACGAACTCCCAGAACCGCTCCCGGTCATCCTCCACGATGGCCAGGTCCATGATCTTTCTAACCGCTCTGGCGTTCTCGGCCGGATCATTCAGGCTCAGTCCGGCCACCAGGTCGATGAGCTCGACACCCGGAATCATCGGGTTGGCGTGAAAGACCTCTTTCTTCTTTCCCTTCGGCCCGAGCTTGATCTCGATCGGTTCAAGATCGTCGGAGTCGGTGTAGGTGTCGAAATCCAGCGTTCGGGCCAACGTGGCTCCTCAGGTCTAGCCCATCGCAACGCGCAGGGCTCGGGTCAGATACTTTTGTGCCGGGTTACCAGGATGATTCACTTGCCTGAAGATCACAACTCGACCGGCCCGTCGCCAGTAGAACCGGAGCATCTTCGCCTGCCGGGCGCGGATGACATGCGGTCCGGCGCCCTCGTGGTGGTACCACCCGTAGCCGGTCAGACTGCCGGACGGGTTCGCACCGGCATGAGCCTCGACGTCGCCGCCGCGAGCACGGCGGTGAACCACGGACAGGCTGGCCTCCAGCCGGCCGGAACCGGACCGGGTCGACTCCCCGGCATATTCTCGCCCAATCAGCGGTCTTGCCAACTGGACAGTCGTCTCGGCGATCCCGTCGATATGACGGCCGACCGGCCCTTGCCACGACTTGAACACATAGTAGAATCCCGGCTCATTCCAGACAAACAGGACAGCCATGACGGCCTCCGACCAAACCTGCCAGACCGGACCAAGCCTTGCCGAACCCTGCCCGGCCGAACCACATCCGAGCCTTCAGTGTAGTGCTACCTGAACGGTCAGTCGTGTCGCGTAGCTCGTGCCCTGCGGCGGCAGGAACTGAACGCCCCCGAGCAGATAACCCCAGAAGTCGCCCCGTCGCTGGTTCGTCGCCCGGACCAGTACAGCGGCGTCCCGGCTGGCCTGCTTGACCTGGTCGGTCAGCTTGGACTTGGGACTCACCGTGCCGCCGCTGGACGGTTGTGCCGCACATCGCACGATGTCCGCCGTCAGGACCACCGTCCAGGCCGGATCCATCGTATGGATGGCGAGCTCGCCGATCCCAGCCGCCGGCGCACCCGGCAGGCCTAGGCTCAGATTGCCGATGGTCACAGCGACACAGGGGCAGTCATGCACAGCTTCTGTGATGTCCAGATACTGCGACGACGGCAAAGTATCGTCCTGGTCGAGGGCGACCGCAGACTCGTTGATGAACTTCAGCAGCCGATCGGCCTCGAACCAGACCCGATCGACCTCGGCCGGCAGATTGGCGAGAGGGACCGGCTGAACTGTCACGATGTCGGCTTCGCGGCTACGGAGGACTTCTCCTCTGGCTCAGGCTCCTCCGAAGGGGCCTCGGTGGGAATGTCCTCCTCTTGGAGCAGTGCCAGGATCTCGCCCCGGCTCAACGCGTCCCAGTCCTGATCCTGGTCCGAAGTGGCCGCTGCGTACTCCCGCCAGGCGGTGACACCGGAGCCAGGGCCGTACATCGGGGGTGGGGCCGGGGCCTCTTGTGCGTCCTGCTCCTGCGGCTCAGGCTCCGGATGATCCGGCTGAGTCTCGGCCTCGACAGTGGCGGAGGTGGCCCGAGACTCTTTCTTCTCCTCCGGCTCCGGTGCCGCGACAGGCCGAGCGGCATGGGGGCGATACGGGTCGTGGAAATGCGTCATTGTCAGCTTCCTTGCCGTTGGTGTCGCAGGCCGGGGCGGTAGTCAGGCGAGAAGACCCGAGCTCTGGCCTTGGCCTTGGACGGGTTGTGGACACGGATCATCAGATCGACTTCCGGGATTCCTGTCAAGCCGTCTTCTAGGAAGTCTTGAGGGTCGAGCAACGTCATACTGATACCCCGGCTGGACACGTCTGTCACACGCGAGGGCAGCCGACAGTCTTCGAAGTTCCCCTCAAACGCCTTGGCGAGCTCTTCGGCGAGAATGTCGATCGCGTTCTTGACCCCGTTAGGCGGTTCGGCCCCGTAGGTGTAATCCACCACCACAGTGCGCCGGCCGTAGCCGATGTCCCCGTTGACCCAGTTGGTCGGCGGCGGCCCGTAGCCGGTCCACGACCAGCCGACGTCCAGCCACACCCCGTCACCGCACCGTCGAGGCAACTCGATGGTTGAATTGTTGAGCAGCCGGAAATCGGTGATCTCTGCGCCGTCCACCGTGACACTGTCGACCACCCGAACGGGCCGACCGTTCAGGTGAATCTTACGTTGGTTGGTCTGATGCTCCTCGACCGCCTGGACAGGAGGCCACACCCATCGGCGCCCCAACAGCTCGTACATGACACGATTGGCCACCACGAGCTCGTCGCCCGGATCTATCGGCACTGCCGCCTCCCTCCATCAAGGAACAAGGCCCTGCTGCTCCCAGCGTAGAGCAGCAAGGCCTTGAACTTCCGCGTATCAGGAACCGACTGCGACGTAGTCTTCGATGCCGCTCGGGAAGGAATCGGTCCGGATGTACTGGAACGGACTCGCCGATGTGTGCGCCCAGTCGTCCCCGGGACCGTCCCCCCAGTCGGTGTTGCCGACGCCCCAGCCCTCGAAAGTGTTCGCGAGCATCCCGTTCTCCAGCACGCGCTCCCCTGCGAAACGCATCTGGGTGTACGGGAACACCCACCACCAGTAGGGGTTGGGGTTGGCCAGCCGGCCATCTTCGACAGCGCGGGACCACACCTCAAGGGATACCCCGAACGGGGTGGCCTCGGTACCGGCCTCTGGACCCTGATAGCCGATGACGTTGTTGCTGCCGTCTTCGAGCAGGGTGCCTCCGGCGAGGATCTCTGAGAGTTCCGGCGAAGGCGAGCAGATGGTCAGGGTGAACGTGACTCGCTTGAGCACGTCGGGCAGCTTGTAGTAGACGCAGACCGAACCGTCGGCGGCCTTCTCTTCGACCTCGTCACCTTCGGTGTACTCGGGGGTGAAACCGAGCGTCATGAACCGCTGGGTGACATACGACGACTCGGCACCTTCAAGAGGCGCGCCCGAGATGGCGAGCTTGGACGCGCGAAGGGCAAGGCCGCTAACGCTGGCAGGACTCGCGGTCATCTTTATTCTCCGATCATGATCCGGATACGCCTAGACGGGCTAGGCACGGGTCAAACTGAATGAGGCCCAGTCGGGTCCCCTCGGCATACCGCCGGTTCACCGTCCACTGCACGTGGGACAGGTCCTGAACGGTACCGAGAAAGATCTTGATCGGGCCGGTGACCGCGATCCCGTCGATGGGGTACGCCGGGTTGACCACATAGGGAACGTTGAGGATGTCCATCGCCTCCATGCCGATCCGAACTGCGGACCCCATGCCCAGATGGATGATGGGGTCGAGCTCGGGATGGGCCTCATAGGCGTCGAACAGCAACTCAGCAACGGCTGCCTTCGGATCGGCACTCACGGCCGAGGTGGCCACCGCGCCCGACGTCAGGAACATCCGGTTGAACTGGTCTCCACCGGAGCCGTCCGCCCAGTTGGTGTCGCCGAACCACAGGACCTGACCTACCTGATACTCCGCAGCGTCCTCAAAGGCGTCGATCAGCTCCTGGGCGATCCGCTCCGGCGTGCATCGGACCGGAGACTTCTGCCGGCCTGCGATCGCGAACGGCAGGCTGAGGTACCCGTATTGCGAGTCCTCGATGTCGTCCTCGGAAGGAAGCTCTGGACAGATCTCGGCGAAAATGAACTCCCGGCCGCAGGAGAACGCGTCGAACGCCAAGCCGAGACCGTGCAGCGGCCCGCCGTCCTCCACCACGTTCGTCACCGTGATGGAGGGGATCTCCTTGCTCAGGAGTCTTGCGCTACCCGGCATGATCCCCTCCTCTCACGATCGTCTCGAACTCGATGGGTCAGCGACTCGCGCTTGCGGGATCAGGAGCCGAACGGGGCGATGGTGCCGACCGTGGCACCCTCGATCTCGCTGGCCTGGGTGACGACCAGGGACTCCACGCCGATCATGGCGACGCCTTCGAACGTCTCCATGAAGGTCTTGTAGTCGTTGGTCGAGACCAGGGTCGAGTCGCGAACCACGCCGATGTCCAGCGTTCCGCCGTCGAGGTACAGGAACGATCCCTCGGCGAACAGGTGCCAGTCGAACGTGGTCGGGTACTCCACCAGCGGAGCCGACGAGTTCTGAGCAGCGAACGTGCCGTCGAGGTGCCAGGACACCCGCACGTTCTGCGCAGTCAGGAATGCCTGGATCTGCGCGTCCGCGTAGGCGATGGCGTTGTCTCCCGGCACCTGCTGGGAGAAATCGGTCCGCATCGCGTCGAGCACCCACTCCGGGGCGATGACCCGCAGCGGCGTGGCACGACGCATGCGGTGGCGAGACCGGTACGCCGAGCCGGCCCGGGCGATGGCGTTGAGGAAGTCGCGCCCGACACCGAGCTTGACCGCGGAGGTCACGTCGGTGGACAACGCGGACATCTTGGCCAGCAGTTCCAGCTCGGCGATACGCGCGTGCTGGATCAGACCGAGCTCGTTGTTCCGGTTGACCAGCTCCGGGTAGGCGCGGGTCATGAAGTTGCCGAACTCCAACTGGAGCGTGACGGCGTCGATCTCCGCGTCCACCTCTTGGGCGCAGGTGACCTTGAGCTCGTTCTTCACGGCCGTACCCGGGCTGGCGTCCACCGTGGAGGTCCAGATGCCGACGGCGTCAGCCAGGTCGGTCAGGACCGGAGGCGTGACGAACCGGACACCGCCGCGGTTGGCGTTGAACATCATCAGCGCGTCACGGACCGGACGGTCGGTGACACCGAGGCCGAAGATGTCGTAGCGCACCGGAAGAGGTGCACAGAAGCCGCCGGACGCGACCACGGCCTGGTCGAGTACCGCCTGGATCTTCTTGCCGTTCTTCTGGAAGTCGCCGTCGAGGATCCGGTCCTCCGGGTAGCTGGAGGTGATCGTCGCCACCGTGTGCTTCTCGCCATCGCCGCCCGAAGCGCGATTGACTGCACGGATCCGGTGGACGAAGGCCCGGCCGACGTCCTCCACCGTCTTGAACGGGGTGCCAGCCGACGTGCCCTGGATGTCCATCCCTGCCAGAATCGTGTTCGGCAGCGGGGCCGAGGACGCGACGATGGGCTTGTTGTCCTCTGCGACTTCGATTGTCCGGTCATCGACGGAAGCGGAAGCAGTCACCGTCGTCTCCTCACGTGTGGTGGTGGTGGATTCAGCCTTTGCCTCCGCGTCCGCAGGAGCGGAATCCGCTTCGGACGACCCCGCCGAGGCCGCAGTGGCTTCGGCGACAGGCTCAACATCGGCCGCAGTGTCGGCCTGATCCTTACCGGAGGCATCTGCGGCAACCGCCTCTGGCACCGGGGCCGATTCGGTACCGGTGGCGTCCGACGTCTCGGCGACATCCGACGTCTCGGCCGACTCTCCGGTGGCCTCGGCCGACTCTCCGGTGGCCTCGGCGACATCCGACGTCTCGACCTCCGAGGGCTCTTCAGCGACCTCGGCGTCGTCCGACGTCTCGGCCGGCTCCCCGGCGGCCTCGGTGCCGGACGTCTCAGCGGTCACCGACTCCCCCTCGTCGCCACCGCCTTCGGCAGAATCGCCGGTGCCGTTCCCAGCCGAAGCCCGAAGCGCCGTGCGGTGCTCGGTGAACGTGCGAGCAGCCGTCAGGTACTCGCGCATGTCGTCCGGATTGGCGTCTGCTTCAGCCTTGGCGAACTCGGCGAACGCCGAGGCGATCAGGCTTTCGAGTTCAGGCTCGGACAGTTCCTTGACCCTGTCCAGTCCCTGCTGAATGGTGTCGATCACGGCGTACCTCCGCGCCTTCGTCAGAAGTGACAACACGGAGGTACCGGAGACAACCGGTCGCTCAGATCAAACTCTGCACGAAAAGATGTCGACGGTCAACTCGGGTCTGCTGGCGTGCCGGATTGACGGCCCCCCGCATTGATGTTGAATACGACCTGTCCAGCCGTCGCCGGGGCACCGGTCAGTTCAACCGACTCGACACTCGCCGTCAGTGCGTTCTGCGACGCGATCCGGTCTTCGAGCCGGGTGATGCGGTTGTCCATGTCCTGCATGGCGGCGATGACCACTTCCTGCTGACGGAGTGCGTACATCGCCGACGCGCCGGCGGCCACGATGGCGAGCACCTTCCCAGAGGCCACCAGAGTCCGGGCCACCGGGAATCCGGGGTGGTTCACCTGGCAGACCGCGACGAGCTCGTGCGCACCGTTGATCGGACGCCAGTCGCCGGACGGGGCACTCGCGCGCAACGCCCGGATCTGCTCCGGAGTGACCTGGGGACGCAGCGACCCGGCGATCCAGATGCCGTGCTGATCCTCACCCACGTTCACGTCGGCCACCGCCGAGGCGGTGTCGTCGTAGTGCTTGACGGCGTCACCGGCGCTCGCGGTCAGATCGTTGCAGTGCCCTCCGGCGAGCGTCACCTGGCCGACCGGAACCTCGTCACCCTCCTTGGTGACGACCACGCCGGTCTTGAAGAACGCGTAGTTCGACGGGGAGCGGGGGGCTGTCACACCCGGCATCCCGGTGTGCTGAGTGCCCCACGGGGCGATGTGACCGTAGATCCGGCCGTCGGACGTGACCGCGATCGGAGTCGGCTTGTCCAGGTCCGGATTCTGGAACCACTCCCGCGGAGGGAACAGCAACGCATCGCTGCCCGCTGCCGTGATGGCCTTGATGACGTCGTCAGTGCCGTCCGGCACGACCTCGGTGTAGGTTCCGTCGGCGAGCATGGTCATCGCTCCTCGCATGTTGGCGTTGGTTCTGCTCAACTGCTCGACTCTGACTCTGAGGCCATCGGCGAGAACAACGGAATGTCGGTGACGTCTTGGCCGAACGATACCCGGATACGGTCGAAGGTGACATTCCCAACCCTCTTCACCAGGTCGTTCAGATTCACATTGTC